AATCTTCTCCTGCCGGAGCTACTTCTGGAAGTGTAGGAACTGGAGACAACGGTAATTTTGCGAGTATATCTTTGAGATCACATAATAGTTCATAATCATCGAGATCTTCTGATCTAACCCATTGAATTCGATAATGCTCGTCGTTATCAAGAAGAACTGCTGTTCCACTCCAAACGAATCCTTCGTAGTACAGACTAACACTATCTTTACGATCAATCTTGTCAATATAAGACAATGGTATGTCTTTATAACCAGTTTCTTCTTCAAGTTCGCGAGCTGCTGCAACTATTGGTTCTTCCCCTTCTTCGATATGTCCTCCAGGTAAACACCATTTACCTGGTTCAAAATCAGCTTGATATGATCGATGAAGTAAACAAATTCTACCTTTCTCATCTCTAATCACACAATCAGAGTAGTGAGTTTTATTCTTCTTTAAAGCAAGAAGTTGTCCGATTCTATCTAGTGTTTTTTGAAACATTATACTGTGGTTGTTGTAGTTGTAGAAATTGTAGTAGTGGTAGTTGTTGTGGGTACTGTTCCTGAAGTACAATCATACGTTTTTAATAAAGTTATTCCTATTTCATCATAAATCTCAACTAACATTAAATTGTTTGCTGCGAAAAACAACATCTCATTCAAAGTCCACTGTTTCTTATCGAAACTATAAAAAAGACTTTGTTCAAGATATGTGTTGAGTTTGATATCACTAATCACAAAATTCTCATCCAAATTATTAACATCTTTAATAGAGGTTTTAAATTTGACTTCAATATTATCTTGTCTTGTGAATATGATTAGCTTCATTTTCTAAAGATAGTTCAATTAATTATACCCAGACCTCAACTCCACCTATTATCGCTTTTATTTTTTCACGAGCTCTTTTAAGTTGCGGTCTTTCTTTTTCATCGTAGATACTGAAGTTGTTCGTTTTTGGATCAAAAGCGTATCCTGGAGTTTTGTGGTGAAGTGAACATCTGCAAAATGGGTGCAAACTTCCTAGAGTAGCCTTCCAATCTGCAGTTTTTCTTCCGATATTATCTCCGTTCGCTTTTAGTTCACTTAACTTGAAGATTCTCGGCTCACTACCTAATCCTTTTGTAAGGTATAGTCTGATACAATTTTTACAAGCACCATTGAAAACTCGCTTAAATACAAGAGGATCACCACTTACTTGTCTTTCAATCGCTGCAGCTTTACCACTCTCAAATGCTGATTGTGACATATATTCAACTATACGATCAAAATTTCGACTCCAGTCTCCTGTTTTACTTGCTATCTCATTAGCAATTTGTCGAATTGTTTGTTTCTTCAGTGTTCCTTCAACTACTTCTCTCTTCAAGAATTCTTCTTGAGCTGTTCTTGAGTTGTCGTCGAGTATCCCATTCACATCTTGGAAAATCTTCCCCCCTAACCCTTTCAATGAACTTAGGTTTTGAGTTTTGATGTGATTAATGGTCGCTTTCTCTTGTTCAGTTAGTGGAATATAATTTCCACCTTTGATGTATTCTTTAAGATCGTCATATGTTACTTTGCTAACAGATCTTATCGCTTCCAATGAATCGCTTAATAAGCCGAAATGGAAGCTCGAGAATACAGTATCGTTCTCTAATTGGTATAATTCATCTACTTTCACTCCATAATCGCTTAGAAGTGATTTATCATACTCCGTTAAAAAGTTGGGTCCAAATTCCTTAGCTACCATTACGCATTGATTGCGATCAATGATGTTAAGGAGTTCGTTCGTATTTTCTGGCGTGAGCTGAAACATTTATTATCCGGCAGTAGTTGTTGTAGTAGTTGTAGGAGCGGCAGTCGTGGTCGTAGTAGTTGGAGCTGCAGTGGTTGTCGTTGTGGTAGCATTAATCAACGATGTTGAAGCATCTTGATCAGCTTCTGTCAGTTGCATGTGATTCGCTGTAGCGAACGCTTTGAAGGCTGCAAGATTTGTTGGAAGTTTTTGAAAACCCTGGAATAAAGCTTCTTCTGCTGTATCCAAACCTTTGATTTCCATTACTGTGATGTTGCCTGTGTTGGTTCCTAATTGATCAACTACATATTCAACACGAATGTTTGCTCCGTTTGTAAAAATTAATGATTTCATATTCGTTATGTTGTTAGAATTTTATAATAATGATTTGTTTTCTCAATACGTTCTTGAAGTCCATTTGGATCTCCTTTTGCTTTCAAATTCCCTTGATTGATTAGTTTAGATACTTTAGTGATCGAAGCAACATCTACTTTTTTACAATAACTCCATAAACTCCTATCATCAAAGAAAAATTTAGCTGATTCAAAAGCATATTTGGCTGCAATTAAAGAGGGATTATCAACTATAAGTGGATCGCTAATCTTTTTTGCAAACGCATCTTGATTTGTTTTTCCAGTTAATTGAATCGGACCAAAACCTCGATGTCTCCATCCGTCTCCGCTCATTTCGTTACCGTTCCCCATTCGATTAGCGTAAACTCTATTTGCTATCTTTTCAGGATTGCGTTGATAGAGTGGAGCTGTTTTATCGTCGAAATACTTACCAAAGGTTCCAAGTAATCCTTGAGATGAATAATTAAGATTCTCTACTAACTGAGTGAAAGTCATACTTTCATGATCACATTGTCCCATATAATGAGATAATGCTTCGATGGTTGGAATTAACAGAACCTCTTTGATTTTCAAAAGAGTTTTCTTACCAATTTGTCCGTCAGGGACTAATCCGTATTTCGTTTGAAAATCTTTGATTAACCTCATTATTTATCTCCTTTATCCTTTTTATACTTTACCTCTGTCTTAATCTCAACTACATTCTTATCGATACGATTAACAGCGTCATTGATATCTTTGAGTGTAGCTTCGATACTGTTGATTCGTTTATCGTGCTGATCAACTTTTTCTTGATAGACAGCGTCTTTGGTTGTGTTTGCTGAAACTTTATCGCTTACTGCAATGTAAAGACCGATCCCATATATCAATAAAGTGATTATTGATCCGACTATTATTTGGTTTTCACCAAACCAACTCGACACTTTCTTTACCATTATTTCAATAATTGAAGATTAAGTTTTTCGATTTGTTTGTTGCGATTGTTTATTCTTCTTTATTTTTCACCTAACTTCTTTTTTGAGTTTTCAACAGATCTTCTAACTGCACCTAATTCATCTTCATGCATTTTTCTTCCGGTAGCTGATCTCTTAGATTGAAGAATCATTTCACCCTCTCTTATCCCGTTTCTGAGTCGTTGTTTTTCAGAAGAATCGGTAACAATTTCACTTTTACTAGTTATATCTTCATCTCCCGACTCTTCTTTAAAACCTCTCTTTTCGTGAGATTCCTTTGAATCTTCATCTTTGTGAGTAGATGTAGATTCTTTTTGTAAAGTTTTCTTTTTAAAAGCTAATATGTCTCCAGGAGAATGGAAAACTCCTCCTTGAGTTCGATAATCCTTCATAGCTACTTCAATAAGATTTCGATCTTCTTCTGACAAAGAGTTATCGAATTTCTCAACATCCTCTTTCGTTACTTTAGATCTATCTAAATATGTACCATAATCCGCTTGTGTAGAACCAACTTCTTCACTCTCTTTCTTCTCTCCAACATGATGCTCTAATGCGCCAGCAATGTGAGATTGTGCTTTAGCTCCAGTTCCTTTCCCATGAAACTTCCAACCGTCTGTAGTTTTGATGTATTCCCTTCCTGCAAAGGTACGTTTCTCCCCGATTAATGCACGCTTCCCTCCTTTTTCAATATCAAGAATTTCGGCTTTGGTGAGTTCACTTAATCCCTCGTCAATATTGAAAGAATTGAGTATTCTAGCTTTTTGAATTTCTTCGAAGTTAGGCATAAATTATATTGTTTTGAGGAATTTTACTATATCTAAAACTGTAGTGGAAAGCTCCTCTTTATATCTCTCTTTTGCAACGTTTTCGTATTGCTCTATTAAGGGATATTGAGGTTTCTCTTTATGAATTGGTTTAACTACTGAGAAAGAAGTAGGTACATTATTCGCTTTATAGAGAAATGTGCCATTCTTCTGAGGTGTCGCTAAAAATTTACCAACTACTATGTCGCCATCTTTGTTAAGCATTATTTGAGAATTAATCCAGTTGCTACCACTCCAGCACCCAAATAGAGCCATTTCTCATTTCGACGCCACCAATTATTATCTTTTTTAATTTGATCTCTAAGCTGCTTACTAATCCTCTCGCTCTCTAATATAGCGTCATCTTTTATAAAGATTTCTTTTTGCTTATTCATGAGTTGAAGATTAGACTCATATAATTGTCTACTGTATCCTTCTGCCTCTTGATTCAAATCTTTGCATTCTGTTTTCAAAGAGTCTGTCTGAGTGTAGAGTGAATCGTTAACTTGTTGTAGTTTTGAGATAGCAGAATCACATTTCTCAGAATGAACTGTAGTATCGCTTTGATAGTCACTTACAGCATTATTCGCTTCTCCTTGTAGTTTTTTGATTGTTTTGTCTTGTCTATTAACTACTACCTGAAGACCGTCGGCTCTTTTCTTATGAAATTCAGTTTTGATCGAATCTACTCTCTTTATGCTATCAATTTTTATATTATCTATCTTCAAATAAGATAAATCGATAGAATCTTTATAATGATGCCACCATTGATCGATTTGCGTTTGTTCTACAAGTTGTTTTGCTTTGTTTGATCGATGATTGTCTATTGCATTGAACAAGGCGAGAGAAACTAATATACTAACTAAAATGACTGGAAACCAATTCTTACTCAAAAATTCTTTTATTTTTCCCATGATCAATTTTCTTTTTTAAGAATCTGTCCGTCTGAATTCGTAATGAATTGTTTAATAATATAAGCAACGAATGCTCCTGCTGCAGCTAATACAACACCTTGCCAATTGAAAGAAACAAAGTCTGTCGCTGAACTAATAACGCTTTCTAAAGAAGTGATGCCTGCTGTTAAAATAGCAACGATTAGTCCTTTCCAGAAGTCAAATGTTTTTAATGTTCCAAATTTTGATTTTGCTGTTTCCATAATTATTCACATAAAAGTTTTTCTAAATCGTTCTCTAAAGCTTTCATTATCGGATTATTTTCTTCAGCTTTCTGAGTATCTTCTTCCTGTTGTTGACCTCCTCCTTCTTCTCCACCTTCCATAGATGACATCATAAGTTGAATATACATTGGATTTAATGGTACATCTCCATTTGGAAGCAACGGTAAGTTTCGTTTTGCACGAATCTCATTCAATGTAGAAAAGTTCTGTAGTCCTTTAATATCGTTATCGAGCTCTGTGTTAGCATCTACCTCTCCTTCTATACCAACAAATCTGAATTCATAAGCAGGATCTATTTGAGAAATTAGATATTTATTAATCCAAAATTGTAATCTCTTCAGAAGAGGTTTTAATCCTTTGTCCTTTGAATACTGTAGTCGAGCTTCATTGTTGCCTTCAAACATTGGGTGTGACTCTGCTGATCCTGACATTGGAAAACCAATCTCTGATGGATCAATCTTGTACATGGCGCAAGTAATCTTTATCAAGAACTCTTGATATCTAGACCACTCCATATCTTTATTTGATTGTTGAGTATTGATGAAATCCAACTTATCTGCGTTGATCATCGGAATTTTGTGCATATTCTGTACACCAGCTACTTGAGCTACCCATTGACGCTTGAAGTCTTCGACTGTATTCGGATTTATATTGCCAGAATAACGAAGTATTCCTTTTGGAGCGGATCCTACTTTAAAGAAGTTTGCGTTGTAGAAATCAGCGTTTAAGAGTGCAGTAACAGTCTGAATCATATCTTCAAGTTCACTCTTACCGTATCCATTTAATCGAATGTCGGTTTGAGGATTGCGAACTCCAAACATAAGTTCCCAAGGATAGAATTCTGCTAAAACTTTGCTTTGGTAGATTTGAACGTATGATGGAGTGTAGCCTGAGATTTCTTTTTCTCCCTTTGTATAATCATCTTGTTCGTAAGAATCAGCAATGCGATAAGTAGCTCCATCTGTTGCAAAGAAATTCACTGGAACTCCACGTCTGTTGCGAATAATCTCCGATGTGGTTTGGTCAAGGATAAGTGAGTCTCCCATGATCTTATTTACCCAAACATCGAATGAATCTTGTGACCAGTAGTTCCCAGTCGCTCCACAATTCATTATAAATGAGTAGAGCTCGTCAACTTTAGCTTCTTCAGCTTTAGTCAGTTTGACTTCTTGATCTTGTTGAACTCTATATCCTTTCTTTTTTGAGATAACGAATCCAGTAGCATATTTGTTTGATTGAGGCTCACAGAAAGACATTATTTGTTCTTTTCTGGTCTCAACTATCGCCTTCACAATTGGAGTTCTTCCCATTCCTCTTAACACATCAAAGCTAAGATTATATGGCTTTTGCTTATATCCTAAAGCAGTGGTCATGTCGAGAGGATCGACGATAATCGATTTGAAATCGATATCCTCTCTCTTCTCTATTCCTTTAAGATATTGTTGAGCCTTCATTATTTCGTTCACATCGTTTGATTTGAACGCTTTTTCAAGAGCTAAAGTCTTCTCGATTTGAAGCTTTTGTTCTTGTAGAAGTACACTGTCTAGGGTTGATGATTGCTTTGCCAAAGTCGATAAATTTTCGTAAAGGTAAGAAATTATTTTTCGATTTCTACTTCCGATTTCAATTTTTCGATCTCTTGATCAAGTAACTCAATCTGTTTGATGTGATTTTGCTTGTATCCCTCCAGGACCTTCAATTTTTCCTCAATAGTGAGAGTGATTTTGAATTGAGCTTCTCCTTTGTATTCTCTTGATGTACATAATCCAAATAATTGAAGTCCAACCATCATTCGAGCTGCTTCTTGAGAACTCTTAACTCCTGTCTTTTGATTGATTTCTTTTACTCGAAACCATTTATCTTTGAAAGCTTCTTTAAGAGTATAAGCCATCGCTATATGCATCTCTTTGTTCTTGGGATTGCTTATGTAAGCTTTTACTACTTCCTCGTCTGTGAGGTTTGGAATTTCTTGATCTGCCATTTTGCAATTTATTGATTTGAATTTAAAATTACGGTCGGATAAATCTTTCGATTACTGGTCCGACCGTTCTGAAAATCATTCACTAATTACCAATTCTTTTTCATACTTTGATTGATTTTGAATTACTGATGTTGTTTTAAATCATGTTTCTTTTAACTTTGGATTGGAAAAGTAGACTTTAAACTTTTACTAAGCAACAGTCGTCTGTGTTTTGAAGGTCAATCTTTGCTTTTCTTTTATTCTTCTTTCTGTTTCTCCAATCTTCACCGTATAGTCCAAGTTTGGAAAGATCGTCAGCTTCTTGATTCTCTTCTCGAGGAATCCATTTAATTTTCGATACTCCTGCCTTCTGAGCATAGTGATGAGCTGTTGTGAATGCTTCTCTGAATTCTGGTTTATTAATGTAGAAATCGCCGTTAAATTGGTTTACAATCACTTGAGAGTCTGAATAAGCAAATACTGTGTAACCATCTTGTCGTAATCCTACTGCTACTTTCATAGCTTCAATGCAAGCGTACCATTCAGCGACGTTACTTGTTAATTTCTCTTCTCTTGACTCTGCAGCGACATGAACTGCTCGACATAATTCTTCAGTATAGACTCCTTCTAAAAAGACAGCTACTCCATATCCCATCGATGGTTTTCCAAGATGATTGTTTGCAGCCCCGTCGCTGAATATTTTAGCAATCTTCATTTTATTAAATTGGAAATTGAAATCCCTCTCTTTTTGCTCGGAAGCTGTTTGACCCTTCTCCAAGACCATATCCGCTTCTCAAGTTTCTTATTACTGTTCTCAATAGATCTGTAGTGGCGATAACGTCATTCATCGCTCTGTGAGCGTCACTTAGTTCTACACCAGCTTTCTCTACTAAGGTTCCAAGTTGGAAATTTGGTAGCTCTTGATCTCCTCCGAACCACATCTTACCTAAGGACCAAGTATCGATAGATGATGGACTGAAATTACCAAAGTGATCTCTTCGACCGTGTAGCAGTGATTCAAGTTGATCTTGTCCGTTTGTTTTCTTTTCGTTTTTGAAGCGATAATCAAAGATGGAGTGAAGGAAGTTGATATCGAATCCTACATTGTGACCAACTAATACTGGACGTAATCCTGGACTATTTCGAGCGTTGGTAGCGTTTGCTAATCTCAGCAGTTCAACTATTTTATCAACTACCTCGAACAACTCTTTACCTTCGTCCTCTACTAGCTCAAAAGTGATCCCTGAG